TTTAAAAGAAACTTTCTTCATTTGGGGGCTTAAGAAAGGAGTTGAAAAGAGTGATCTTACTTCAACGGATTTCTTAAACTTCGTTGAGGAGCTTCTTGTGGATGTTATTTGGGAGGCAATTTACCGCTTTGCTTGGTTCGGTGATACGGACGCGGCGGATGTTGATGCTTCTCCGGCCGGAGTTCTTACTTCGGGAACTAACGCGGTTTACTTTAACAGGATAGAAGGATTTTGGAAACAAGCTTTCGCAATTGTTGGAGCAACCGCGGCACGTTTAACAGCGGGAATTACAGCCAAAAACGGAGCGGCTTCTTACGCGCTTCAAGCGTTTAACTCAACCGATACAACCAACCGAGTTGTTACCAACACGCCTCAAAATATGAAGTTTGGGGCGGATCGTAGGCTTAGAGGTGATGAGTCAAAGGTTTATATATCAACTCAATCGGTTGCGGATCAATACGAACGCGAATTGATAGCGGCCTCAACAGTTTACACAATTGAGAAAATTGAGAACGGGATTAGCTTACTTAAGAGCGGATCTATTGAGGTTTACGTTTTCGAGTTTTGGGATCGTATTATTGAAGAGTTCTACGATAATGGAACAACTTACCACTTGCCTCATAGAATTGTATTGGTTTCTCCGGAAAATTTACAAGTTGGTTGTGAGGATGAGGGTTCTCTTGTTTCAATGGATACTTTCTATGATAAGAAAACTAAAAAGAACTACATTGATTTTGCATTTAGCTTAGATGCTAAAATTGTAAAAGATGCGGAAATTCAATTGGCATACTAATAAAACGGGGAGGGTTTTTCTCTCCCCTATTTTTTTACTATTTAAAAATCAACGGGCTGATAACTCGTAAAAAAGAAAAGAAATGAAATCTTTAAAAATAATTTTAGCAGTTGCTTTTGGCTTAATGATGACATTGGGCACGGCGGCAATAATTACAACAACCGGCTTAAGCGTTGAGGCTTCTCTCACGGTTGCGGTTGGCGGAGCGGTAACGCTTACACTATTAAATAACAAACTCCCTCAAGGCGTTGCAATGGCCGGAGTTTGTGGAAAGCTTGCAAGTGATATCTTAAAGAGTTGCGATAATCCAGTGCAAGCGGGAACACGTGACCGGGGAATTATTATCAATTTTGATGATGTTCTTTCCGTAACTTATGCGGCGGATGGAGAAACCATTGAGGATATTGTTCTTGCTTCCGGTACGGTTGGTTATCAAATAGATGGGCAAAACAATTCAATTGCTCCAATCTCTCGAATGGTTGAGCAAGGTTTCAATAACATGTGGGATCACGAGGTTTCAATGAAGGGGTTTGATGTATCTCCAACAACTAAGAACCAAGTTAACGCCATGAAAGACGGGCGCTTTGTTGTGATTTGTGAGAATTACTTTAGAGGATCAAGCGGAAACGCGGCCTTTGAGGTTTACGGAATAACAACAGGATTGGAAGCGATGGAGATTGAAAGAGATCCAAACAGTGAGGAAACGCAGGGAGCTTTTCATTTTATGTTCGGAACTAAAAAGAATAAAGAGCCAAAAACAGCGGCAACGCTTTTCATTACTGATTATTCAACAAGTAAGGCCATTGTTGATGGATTGCTTTAATTAGTAAATTAAGAAAATTCTTCATATTTTTAGAGGGTAGTTTTAACTACCCTTTTTTTATATCATGAAAGAATTAATCAACAGCGTTAAGAAATCGGAAAGCACTCTAAAAGCTTGGAGAAATAATCACAATTCTCAAGAGTGGAAAGATGCGAGCAAAGTAAACGAGTTCCTTACCGGGATCCCACTAAACAAAGCGAGAGGTTGCGAGTGCGTTGAGGATTTATTTTTTCTAATCAAAAGGACTAACATTAACCAAGTAATCAAAATAGAAATGAGTAGAGAATTTACATTAAAACCCGGAAAAGTTATCATGTTGCACGGATGCACTCCGATAACTGACAAGGCAACGGATGAGCAACTTATTAATTTGCTTAAGCTTTCGCCGGCTCATATATCTCAATTTGAATCTTACCCAAACAATTGGAAGGAGATTTGTGGAATGAATGAAACTCAAGCCTCAAACTATTTGGAAGATAAAGAAACTAGCTCATCAAATGATGAATCTTCAAATAATGAAGATAGCGCTCAAGAAGAGGAGGAAGATAATAACTCAAATGATGGAGGATCTCCCGAAAACGAAGAGCGAAAAAACAAGCTTCTTGAAATGAAAAACAACGATCTCAAAAAGATCCTTATTGAAATGAGCCAAGAGCTCCCAAAGAAAGCCAACAAGAGCAATCTTGTTGATGCTATCCTTGAGGCGGAAGCAATCGGATAAGATTTTTTAAATTATGGCAAAAGTAAAATCAACAGCCAACAAAGTTGAGCCAAGGCTTCAAAGAGTAGACCTCAAAAGCATTGGGGTGATCGCTTACGATTTCGATAACAAATATCCTCAACGGGTTATTGATATCACTAATGATAGTGGAACGGCTAAAACTTGCCTCAAGTTGTTTACTAAATTTGTAACCGGAAGCGGTGCAAATGATGTTGATTTTGGTAAGATTAAGATCAATAAAAAAGGATTAACCGTTAATAAGTTAATCCGTAAAATGGCCGGCTCAATTGGTCGAAATGATGGAATTGCAATTCATTTCAATTACAATGGACTTGGAAAGAAAACGGAGATCAATTTTATCCCTTGGGAGTTTTGCCGTTTAACAATGGATGAAGGGAAACATCCCAACATGATTGCCATTTACGATGATTGGAGCAAAACCAAGCGCAAGAAGATGAGCAAAAAGGATCTTTCTTATGTTCATAAATACGATCCTTCAAAAGTTATGGAGCAAGTTCAATCTTGCGAAGGAAAAGATGACGCGGAAAAATGGAGCAACTATAAAGGCCAAGTACTTTATTGGACTCCGGGAGGCTCGGAGGAGTACCCTCTCGCTCCGTTTGATTCAGTTCTTGAGGATATGATTACCGAAGCCCAAACGAAACGCTTTAAAAACAACACAAGCGCAAAGAGCTTCCTTGCTTCTCATATTGTTATAACTAACAAAGAGGAGGCGGATGCTGATGATGAGGATATTGTTTCCGAAGATAGCGGGGAATCAATAGGAGAGGCGCTCACTCAATTTGCGGGCGGAGATGGAGCCGGCACAATGATGCATATTGAGCGGGAGAATGATGAGGAGCAAATTGAAATTAAAAAAGTTGAGCTTCAAAACTACGATAAACTTTTTGAATATACGGAGGACTCCTCAACGCTTGACATTATAAGGCAATTCTTAATTCCTCCAATCTTATTGTTGCAATCTTCCATATCTTTGGGCGGCGGCGGAGAACTTGCGGCGGCTAAAGAATACTACAACGATGTAACGGCTCCGGATAGAGATATTATTGAGGAGCTTCTTATTGAGGCCTTTAAGGGCTTTGTAAAAAGTAACGAATCCGAAGATTTCTCAATTAAAGCCTTAACAGTAAGCAAGCCAATTGAGGCAATTTATTTCCCTTACTATTCAAAGAATGAGATCCGAGAAGCTAACGGAGATACTCCCGTTGAGGATGCGGTTTCAAATGCGGATGTTTTGGCCGTAACTCTTGGAGTTGGTGGAACTCAAGCGCTTACCGGGATCCTTACAAACCCGGAACTTGATGAAGAGCAAAAGAAGGGAACTATTAAGGTTTTATTTGGATTAACGGAGGAGCAAGTTAATGAGATGCTTGCAGTAACAACAAACCCGCACGCAAAATGAGAAACACTTTACTCATAGGATTAACAGATTTCCAAGATTTCAAAGGGATCTCTTCGAATGTTAACACGTTCAAAGAGCTTGAGCCTCATATTTTAGAAGCTCAAGAGTTTGATTTGAGGCCATTAATGGGAGAGAGCTTTTATCTTTCCTTGTTAGATGATTTTGAAGCTTCTCCATCTTTGGATGATTATGAGGCTTTATTTAATGGCGGCCATTACACTCATAACGGCAACCAATATGAGCACGGAGGAATTAAGGCCGTTCTTGTCTATCATGCTTACGCTCGATATATTGGAGGCTCTCCGGTACAATCAACGGCAACGGGATTTGTAAGAAAAACAAACCAATACAGCGAGCCGGCAAGTGAAAAAACAATTTCAAGGATGAGCGCTCAAGCGAGAAGCGGAGCCCAATCTTATTGGGATAAAGTTAAATGCTTTATTGAAAGGAACTCAAATGATTACCCTCTTTTTAAGTGCGGTAAAAAGACAAGATACAAAGGCGGAATAAAAATCAAACGAATAGGCTAACATAATGAACTCGGATAATTTAATTTTAAGACAAAACTCCTATTCTCCTTTAACTAATAAGGGGGCGGTTTTAACAAGCGATGACTTTGATAACAATTTTATAAACATTTATAAAGATATTGAAGCGCTCAAGGTTACAAATAGCGTTGATACTTACAATGCTTTAACGGTTTATGATGATGCAACGGTTTTGTTTGCAACTTACTCCGGGAGGCTTTGGCAATGGGTGAACGCTTCTCCGGGTTCGGGGGTTACTCCGGCAAATGGTTTGTATTGGCAAGAGGTTTTCCCTTCTATTATGGCTCACCGCAAAAACAGTGATACTATTCTTGATGAAGGTGGAGCCAATGAGATAAGCGCGGCGGATATTGTTGCCGGCCTTGCGGTTGCGGATGCAACAACGGATTTAACTATTACCTCTCAAACTCCAACATCTTTGCAATTAAACTCCTCAACGGGGGCGGATGTTGTTTTTTTGGAAGCGACTCAAGATATTGCGGGGCTTTTAAGTGCGGCGGATAAGATTAAGCTTGTTAATACAACCGGGCTCAATACAGGAGACCAAACCCTTGGAGGGCTTAACGGGGAGGATCTCGATAACAAAGCAACGGATTTTTTAACTGTTAATCATACGCTTTATCCAAGCGTTGAGGCGGTTGATACTCACGTTCAAACGTTCTCAAATTCTAAGCTTGATCATACTTTAACAGCCAATCAAACGGTTGAGCTTGCAACTTATGACATTGATTTTGTAAACGGGAATGTAATAATTAACTCCGCTTACACCTTGCCCAATGTTGATGGAACAACCGGCCAAGTTATCCAAACGGATGGAGCGGGAGCTCTTACTTGGGAAACCTTGCCGGCGGATGCAAATCTCGGATCAAGTGACCTAACACAAAGCGCAACAGGAGTGAGAAGCTTTACTCTTGCCGGAGATGCGGCAACCGATTTGTTGAGGTTAAAAAATGATAGCTCGGCGGCAATTGTAGACTTTCGCGGAGATGGTTCATATTTTCAGAAAAATATAGGTGTCAACGTAGCTCCGGCCTCAACGGTTGGCTTGTATATGGATGTAACTTCTTTGAATACAGGAATCAACATCTTTGGCAATGCCGGGGTTGGGATGTCTATTGCGGCAAGTACGAACAACGGGCAAGCAATTGCAACAACCTCAACCGGAACGGGAGCGCCTACGGGAATTCAATCATCAATGACATCGAACGCTTCAACATCAAAAACATCCTTCAAATCCGTAATAACGGGAACGGCTCCGGTTAATACTGGAATCAGTTTAGACGTTACCGGGGGAACCTCAAACGTTGCGCTTGATATTATTGCGGGCAAAGTAAAAACCGGAACGGGTGAAACTTCTTGGGATGTTGGGGGATCTTTATCAACGGATAAGCTTTCAATTGAGGGCGGCGGTGTTGATGTTGTGAAATTCCAAGGCGATGGTGACGTAAATTTATACGATTCGGCTTCTGTTAATTATGTTAGTTTTGATCAATCACAGCAAACGATAAATTCAGCAATTCACGCAGTCGGGAATATTGGAAATTCTGCTCAATACGCTTTAAAAGTTTATTCAAGACTAGCATCCTCTTCGGGTGTTGCTCAATTTTACAATAGTAGTGGTTCTAGTATCTTTGATTTTAGACAAGCCGCAGGATCAGGAACTTTAGGCGTTAAAAACGCGGCAGGAACTCAACAAGTTTACCTTAACGGTTCAAGCGGATATGTTGAGGCGGCGAATAATTTCAGAGTGAACGGAGTGACAGGATTAGGCGCGGCGGCTGGAACAACTTACACTTTTGGCGGTGGTGGTTCGGGAGATGTTGCCTCAATGACTTTCAACGGCGGAATTTTAACAGCAGTTACAACAGTGCCTTAAAAAATACTTAACTTTAATTAATAATTAATTAATCAATCATTATGATAAAAACAAAAAATCCCGTTGTTGTAGATGCTCAAAACGGAACGGAGGCAACGGTTTTCTTTAGAGTTAACCGATCAATCAACGATCTCGAAAACGGTTTGAGAGTTTTTAACGTTGTTCTTTCTACTATTGTGCTAAACGAAAAGGGTGAGAATGTTCTTACCGATTTTAGAGAAAATAAAGCATATTTCAAAGAGGAAACTTTTCTCTCTCTATTTGGAACCAAAACGCTTGCGGAGTTTGGTGGTGAGGTGGATCAATTATTGATTGATCAAATTGATTATATTAACTCTTATGAGTGGCAAGGAGATGAAGCTCAATCAAAAGTGAGATATTGGGATTTAACTTCCGATGATTTGGAAATTGTTCAATCTTCTTAATTCTTTAAAAAAATGGATAAGGAAATAATTGAGGAAGTGCAAGAGATCGCTCAAAACGCGAGCCAAGGGATTTGGCTTCCGGCGGTAACGGTTGCGGCTTTGCTTGGGCTTGTGATAGTGTTGTTAATATTTATTCACAACCTCCAACAAAAGAGGCACAATGAACGCCATGAAAGCCATGAGGAGGCTATCAAAGAGATATCAACCAACAACATTCTCCTTGATAAAATTGTTACAACTCACGAGGAAAAACTTAAATCTCATGAGAAACTAATTGAGTTAAAGGGTTGAAAAGACTAATCTTAAATATTGTTGATGATACTCTTAAGCGAGAAAAAAACGGAGTAAGGCGTTTTAGTACTACTAAACTCACAATGTTTTCCGCTTGGCTTATTACGGTTTCAATGGCAATTGATCACCATTGTAAAAATGGTTTTAATTATAGCGTTTGGATCGCTTTCTTAGGGGTTGCAACCGGTATGAAGATAGCGGATAAAATCTCCAAGAAGATCCAACCCAAAAACTCACAAGAATGAAAGCGCTCAAGCACTTTACAAGGCTCAAAGTTATCCAAGCAATCGGATTCCTTTTCATTCCTCTTATCCTTGTCATTGTTAACGGTGAAATGTTGGGGAGCGTTTCCGCTTTTGCTAACTTTACGCCTCTAACATTCGCAAGCCTTTTGACATTGGCGGCGGCTTTGTTCGTTTATGATGGCTTTGTTCACCGCTCAAGATGGATCAATTTGGTTATTGGATTCATGTTGCTTGGAGTTGTCTTTTTTAATCATTTACATTACCCGGTAACTCATTACATTTTTGCGGGATCCTTCTTTTTTTGCTCCATCTTTTCAATGGTTTACTTTTCAAGTGATTCTCAAAGATGGTTCAAATCAATTGCCGGAGGCTTCATCTTATTTGGGTTGTTCGGTTGTTTCTTGTTTCATTGGTACTCTATTTTTTTGGCGGAGTGGATTGGCATGATACCAATCTCGTTACATTTCATTTTAGAGGCAACCGGTAAAATTGATTAATTTATGTATTATACAAATGAAGAGCTTGAGGAACGCATGAAAATGCTTGGAATGAATAACATTCCGCAAAACTATTGGATCCGGGGGATCCGTTCGGGTGATGATACTCCGGATAGATTTGATGATGTTATTCAATTAATGAAAGGAAAGGAGTTGATTCTTGAAACAACAGGAACAACCAACCCCGGAGTTTCAATCTTACAAGGTGGCTTCAAAAAGTATAAACAAAAAGGAGCGGCAATCCTTGGGGCGGATAAGTTTTATAGTAATGTTTGGACTTTCGGAAAACATCTAGGAAAACAAGAGGCTCTCTTGCAACGCGGCGCAAAGGTTTGTATTTTTCGAGATGGCAATCTTAACCGATTGAGTGAGGAGGTTGGAGATCCTTCTTGGGAATATGCGGGAATCAATTTCCATTGTGATCAACACAATCTCAACGCGGCGGATAAGCAATCAAATAAGGTGGGCGGATGGTCGGCCGGTTGCCAAGTATGCAACAACCTTGAGGATTACAAGAAAATTATTGAAGCGTGCAAGAATCAAAAGCTTGTTTCTTACTGTTTATTAAATGAGTTCTCAATCTAAAAGCTATGAACAAAATCAAACCTATTACTTGGCTGTTTGGTTACAGCCTACTAACAACAATAACAATAATTATCCTATCTTTTAAGATAGGATCTCACCAATGCCCAAAACCAAACCTCAAAAACATTGAGGAGAAAATTGAGCAATCAAAAAAAAAGATTGAAGATTATGAAAAGATTATTTCTCAAGATAGCGCTATTATTTGGAATAGTTCTAAACGTGAACGCGACAGCTTGCGCTCAATTAGATTCCGCGAGTATATGCAATAAAATACATTATTCCGATGAGATGGATAAGGCGGCTCAAGAATGTTGGGAGAACTCAACGGAAAGAGAGGCCAAGCTTATTGAGTGCCTCTCAACGTGGAACAATCTCAAGGATGAACTTGGAGCCTTGCAATTGGAGAACGTTTCTCTCAATGAAGAAAACAAAGCTCTTGAGGAGGATCTTGATAAATTTAAAAAGAAATCAAAACGGAGGGGCTTGGTTGCTCTTGGAGCCGGAGGAGGTTTACTCTTAACCTTGATCCTCACTCTTGGAATTAAGTAAAAGATTACTATATTTGAGCGACCGCCAAGGCGAAACGTTCACAACGTTTAAGCTTCTCATTAATTTGAGAGGCTTTTTTTTGCTCAATACTTGTGAGATTAATAAAGTTTTATTAATATTGCTTTTTAATCACAATAATTAAGACGATGCAAAATAATTGGAATCTAGTTGCGGCAAATGGCCGCAAGGTAAGTGATCAAACTTATCAAGGAACAAAGGAGCAAGTTGATGCTTATGTTCAAATGATGTATAATGAGGGAACGGTTAAGGCTATCCCGGCGGAGGTTGTTGATCTTAACGCTTTAACCTTTGAGCAAACAGGAGAGAACGCTTTTATTTGTAAAGATAGAGAGGTTAATCTTTTCACTTTCAAGCCTCAAGGCGCAAGCGTTATCATAAGCGGAGAGGATGACATTGAAGAGGCAAGAGTTGGAATCACTTCCTTTCTTATGTTTCCAAAATTCGCCGTACAAACCGCAAAGGCTTTTAATAAAATTTAATTTAACAACTTTTTTCTTAACTTAGGCTTCAATTATTGTGGTTTAGGTTAAAGAAAAGAGGAGCGGCTTTGTTGCCTCCTCTTTTTTAATTTAAAAAATCACAATGAAAGCAATCCAACAAAAAACTTTTGTTATCACTTTTTCTTTTAGAAGTAATAAAGATCTTAGGGATCTACTTGATCAAATTAAGAAAGAGATCCGGGCGGGTGAAAAACAAGTTTCTTCTTGCCTAAATGGCCATAAATACAAAATTCAAGCTCTTGAAGATATTTCTCCAGCCAATGACGTTGAAATAAAATCAAGAATTGAAATTATCAACGGGAAAACTTGTGAGGTGATCCCTTCAATTATGAACTATGAATAAGCCGAACAATATTACACCACTAAACACGAAACAGAATGAAAAGGAAATTTAAAAGAGACAAGGAGCGCAATGAGATGAGAGTTCTCTTCTTGTGTTTTGTTGGCGGTGTTTTATTCTTTTGTTTAATCTTCTTATCTTAAGCGAATGAAAAACGAGATACACCCAACGGCCATGATTTCCCCAAATGTTAAGCTTGGGGTTGGCGTAAAAATAGGAGCGCTTTGCATTATTGAGAATAATGTTGAGATTGGATCCGGAACCGAAATCAAGAATTTTGTTGAGATAAGATCCGGCTCAAGGATTGGCTCCAATTGCTACATTGATAGCGGAGTTAAAATGAGCGGCAATCTTGAGGTTGGTGATAATGTAACCTTAAGATATAACACAATTCTTGCGAGAGGCGTAAAGGTTGGAGATAACTCTTATATTGCCCCCCGCGTTATGTTTAACAACTTAGATCAAGGCAAGAATCAAATTGGAGGCGCTCACGTTGGGAGGGATTGCTTTATTGGAACAAACGCGGTGATCAATCACGGCCTTAAGATTTGCAACAATGTAACAATTGGATCCCTTTCTTTTGTGAATAAGAACATTAAAACTCCCGGCTCATATGTTGGATCTCCCGCAAAGCAAATCAAATAAATTACGCCTTGTAATTGGCACAATGATGCACCGGAGATATTGGGTTTTTCAATTGTGGTGCAATCATATCAAGAGGCTTCAAGTTTCTTTCCCTAATATTGAAATCATTCCTATTGCCGTTGGAAGTGAGGGGAAGATCACCAAAAACCTTGCAGAGAGTAACGGCGTTTATTATCATGAATATCCCAACGGGGATCTTAAAAAGAAAGCCAACGCAAGGCTCCGATTTGCCAAGAGGTTTGATTTTGATTTTATCATGTTTCTTGGGAGTGATGATGTAATTTCCAACTCTCTCCTTAAGAGATACATTGAATTAATTAATCAAGGCTTTGAGATTATTGAGATCATGGATCTCTATTACTTTGACTTACAAACTAAAGCCTTTGCTTATTGTGATGGCTATTCTTCCGGAGAAAGAACGGGGGAGCCTATGGCCGTGGCTCGTTGCATTTCTTATAAGGTTGCGGATGATAATGATTGGGATTTGTATGGCTCAAGATTTTCTCCGGATGGAGCAATTAGAGAAGCACTAAACAAAAGGAACTATAAAAGAAAGCAGTTTTATATTAAAGGGGATCACCTTGTTTTAGATATTAAAGGGAGCGGAATCAATTCCTTTAACATAAAAAAATCTAATTGGTTTGAAGAATCAAGATCTTACTTAAAGAGCAAACTCCCGGCGGATGAATATCAAAAACTAATTAACTTATGTACTTAGCAAAGAAAGGCAACCTTATTCACTCAACGGCGGTGATTGGTGAAAATGTAAAACTTGGAACGGGGAACATTATTCAACCCTTTGCGGTGATCGGTTCTCCGGGCTTCCTTAGAGATATTGATATTGATGATTTCAATGGAGAGATTATCATTGGAGATAATAACAGGATTGGCGCTCATTGTGCAATTATGCACGCGGCCAATAAGGATGAGCCAACGGTTTTGGGTTCTAACAATTTAATCATGAATTTTGTTAACATTGGGCACGGTGTAACTATTGGAGATAACAACGAGATTGGAGCCGGCTCAATCGTTGCCGGAAATGCAATCATTGAAGATAGTTGCAAGATTAAGATTGGGGTTTTAGTTAGGAATAATATCAAGATTGGAGCCCGTTCTTTTGTTGCAATGGGCTCCGTTGTTGTTAGTAACTTAAAGGGAGATGATAATTATCTAGGAATCCCGGCAAAATCAAGAGGATGAAGCTTGCGGCGCTTTATACAATTTGGAACGGGTTGGAATTGCTTGAGGGATCTCTTAAGCAAATTGAGCCTTATGTTGATGAGGTTGTTATTGCTTGGCAATTATACTCCAACAAAGGAGAGAGATCAAATGAGATAGAGCAATTTATCAAACGGTTTGAGAATAATTCCAAGATTCATCTCATTGAGTTTGTTCCGGATCTTAAAATTAGCACAAAAGAAAACGAAAGGAGAAAGCTTCAACTCCGGATTGATAAGGCTAAGGATCTTGATTGCTCTCATTATTTCTCCGCCGCTTGCGATCATTATTACAACCCGGATGAGTTCCGGAGGAATAAAATGCTTTGCGCTTTTCATGATTGGGATCTTACTTTTACAAGAATGTTCACCTATTACAAAGATCCAACTTGGAAGCTTGATCCTCCGGAGGCTTATTTCATGCCGTTCATTTGTAAGCTCTCTAAGAGCACCAAAGTTGTAAAAGGGAATAGCTATCCCGTTAAGATTGATCCCTCGATTAGAGTAACTCCTTGGAGTTCTTACAAGGTTTTTGAGATAGATGATATTGTTCTTCATCATTTCTCGATGATCCGGGAAGATATAAGAAACAAATTCAACAACGCGGCCGCCTCGATTCGATGGAAGCCGGAGCAAATTGAGCGCTTTGTTTCTGAATACGAGAGCGCAAAGGTTGGAGATTCAATCTCTTATTTTAAAGGGAGGCGAATAATTAAAGTTAAAAATACCTTTGATATTTAATAAAAGTTTATTAATATTGGGCTTGTTAATGTTTAATTAATCACAATAATTATGAAGTCTATAACAATTAAAACGGTTCTCAAAGGGTATAAAGGGGAGCCTTACACAATCACAACGAAAGTGAGCTATAACATTTTTAAGGATGCGGTTTCTTGCTCTTTCCCTTATCAAACTCAATCATTTGCTTGCCAAGGAAATTGGAGAGATTCCTCAATAACTTTTAAGAGAGAAGAGTTTTCCGTTGAAAAACTTAAGGAGGCCGTTAAAAAATTTATCACAAAAGAAAATTCATAACTTATGCCAAATCGTATGCTTAGAGATTGGACTTGTTCCGAGAACGTGGATCAACTCTCTCCCGGTGCAGAGGTTTTATTTATTCGCTTGATAATGAAAGCGGACGATTACGGGGCTTACTATGGAAACCCAAAACTTTTGAAATCAAATCTCTTTCCACTTAAGGAAATCCCAACGGAGCACGTTGAGGAGTGGCTTGAGGAGCTCCAAGCTTCCGGTTTGATAATTAACTACAAAGCGGAAGGAAAGCGCTTCATTGAGATTCAAGAGTTTAACCAAAGGCTCCGCCAAAAAAATAGAAAATTCCCGGAGATTCCGGAGGATTGGGAGGAGTTGCCGGCAAGTGACCGCAACCCGCCGCTTGAAGAGAAGAGAAGAGAAGAGAAGAAGAAGAGAAGAGAAGAAGAAACCTCCGGCGTTGTAGTTTCTAAAAATCAAATTGATTTAGAGATTCAAAGCGCTTGCCCTTTCTTTTATGATAAAGATTTTCAAGATCTTTGGAAAGAGTGGCAAGGAGTGAGAAGGAGAAGGGGAGCCTCAACTTCAAAAACCGCAATCAAGCGGGCTCTTAATAAATTAATAAAACTCTCAAACGGAAGCAAAGAGATTGCGCTTCAAATCGTTGCCACTTCTTGTGATGGCGGTTGGAGTGATTTGTATCAACTAAAACCTAATAACAATGCAAGCCGACAAAAACAAAATTCAAGCGATAGCCAAGAGAGAACCGAGCGCCTTGCTGGGAAGCTTCTTAATGAAATCCAAACATCTCAAGAGGAAGGAAATTGATAGGGCGCTTTGTTTAAGCAATGAGGCAATTAACAAGATGGCCAACCCGTTAAGCAAACTCGTTGCGGTTCAAAAAGCAATTGAGAAAAATTGTGAGATACATTTTGGAATAAGATCCGGTCTCCTTTCGGATGATTTAATTGAGGCGGTGATTTCGGATATTTGCAATAAATATGGAACCCTTTCAATTAAAGATCTTGATTTTGCTTTTGATAATTATGCGGAAGAGCGCAAGGATTGGAAGATGATAACAAAGAAAGATATTTTAAATCCTGTTATCAAGTGGCTCCAATGGAGAGAAAGAATCCGGATTGATTATGAGAAACATCAAAACGAAATCAACAAAGAAGCGGAGAGCGAGCAAAAGCGCAAGGAGTTTGAGATTGAATCTCTTGAGTTATATTCTCAATCTCTTAAGGTGAATGAATGGAAAGGAGATATTTTCCATGCTTCAAGCATTGCAAAGAAATATCTTGCGGATAAGTTTTCTCAAGATGTTAAGGCGGAACTTTGGGAGCAAGCTCAAAGAGAATACAGAACGGCAAAGATTCAAGCGGAGGAACAAGCGAAAGATCCAACCTTTCAACCAACCCCGGAAATGATGGGGGTAAGCGCTTTGAGAATCTTCTCAAGCTTAATAGTTAAAAAAGCAGTAATTCAAAATATCACAATTCAGTAATTAACCAATCACAATAATTATGATAAACAAGTGTAACGTTGCGTATTGTCGCAACATAGTAACCCAAGGGAGCAAGTGCTCAAAATGTATCAAGCGAGAATACAGAAAGAGAAACCCAATGAAGGCGGCCTTTCAAAACTTAAGAGCCAACGCCTCAAGAAGAGGAAAGGATTTCTCTCTTACTTTTGAACAATTCAAAAACTTTGCAATTGCAACCAATTACATTGCCGGAAAGGGGAGGCAAAGAAATAGTTTTCATATTGACCGGATCCGAGAAGATGAGGGATATCATATCAACAACATCCAAGTTTTAACAAATCATGAGAATCTCAAGAAATATCATCATCTAAAATATAACAAAGATGAGAGAGGGGTTCCGGTTAATTATTGGGTTGAGCCGCTTTGCGCTCCATTTGATCCCAATGCTTTTGTTGATGTTCCTTTTTAGTTATGACTTACAAAAAGTTAAGATCTTACTTCAAAGATAATAAGGAATATTTTCCTCAAACCTTATCCGTTAAAGGTTGTTATTATAACAATGTAAACAAGGAGGCAACTATTCTCATTGATCAAATTGATGCTTATATAAAAGCAAACGGAAGAGAAGCGGCCAACAATCACCGGCCAACGCTTGCGGCTCTTGGAAACCTCAACAAGCTTAAGATCCATCTTGAGAACTTGGAAGGGTGGGATATACCAAAGCCGCCGCAAAATCCGGCTTATAATCGTTTTGATGGTGAGATAATCATTCCGGTTAAAAAGAAAACAAAAAGAAAATAGCGTTTAATTAATAAAGTTTTATTAATTTAGCGGAACACAAATCACAATAATTATGAAAAATGTATTTATCAAGCGTTTAACGCTTACGAATTTCAAGAAGATCAAGGATCTCTCAATTGATTTCTCAAGTTTAACACAAATAAACGGAGCGAACGGAACCGGTAAGAGCACGGTTTTTGATGCGTATGCTTGGCTATTATACGGGAAGAACTCTCATAATCAAACGGATTTTTCTCTTAAAACATTAGACAAGAACAACAATCCAATCCCTAAAATTGATCATTCCGTTGAGGGTGTTTTTGATGTTGATGGAAAGGAGCTCCAACTTAAAAGAGTTTATCTTGAAAAGTGGGTAACAAAGAGAGGGAATGATTTTGAAGAGTTGTCCGGGCACGAAACAAAATATTTTATTGATGAGGTTCCTCAAAGCAAGGGGGAATTTGAATCAAAAGTGAGAGAGATAATTGAGGAGAATATATCAAAGATGATATCAAATCCGGATTATTTTAACCATCAAATTGGATGGAAAGAAAGAAGGGAGATCCTTACAAGGATGGCCGGAGAGATTACCAATGATGATATCATTAACAACCTTGAAGCTCAAGGGGAGAAAGTTGATGAGATCCTTTCAATTATAAACCAAGGCGGAAACTTTGAGGCGGAGAAAAGAAAGATCAACGAACGCAAGAAAAAAATTAAGGAAGCAATCAAGCTCATCCCTTCCCGGATTGATGAAGTTTCAAGAATGAAACCGGAGGCCGTTGATTTTATCACTCTAAAGCTTGAGCGTGATAATGATAACAATGAGCTTGATGATCTTAACGTTATGATCAACGATAAGAATGAGGCTCACCGAGCAACAAGAGAAGCGCAATCAAAGGCAAAGCTTGAAAAGTTTGAGAAGGAGCAAAGCCTTAAAGCTTTAGAACGTGAGAACATCCAAGCGAATGATCAAGGCTCCAAGATCGTTGAGAAGTTAAACGAAAAGCGTTCAAAGCTTAACGAGTTGAACAATAACAAAAACCAAATCAACACAAGCATAACAAGCAACCTCTCAACAATTGGAAACCTTACAACAAAAAACAATATTCTCCGGGAAGAGTGGGCAAGATACAACGCTCAAAAAGTTGCCAAGATTGAAGAGGGGGAGACTTGTTGCCCAACTTGCAAGCGTGAGCTTGATAATGCTCAAGAGTTAAAGCAAAACATTGAGGAAAACTATCAAACGGAGCGAGCTCTTAAGCTTAAGGATAATGAAACAAAAGGGTTGGCGAACGCCAAGCAAATTGATAAGCTTCATGAAACCAATAAGGAACTTGAGGAAACTCTTAAGGAGTTAACTCCAATCACTCAAAATCTTGAGCTTGATATTCTTGAACTTGATTTGAAACTTAAGCAACCAACTCAAAAACCGGAGCCAACTCCGGAGATGATCACTCTTCAAAAAGAGATTGAGGCGTTTATTATTCCGGATGTTGTAGCTCCGGAAAATGAAGAACTCCAAGAGAAGAGAAAAGCTTTACTCTTAAGTATGGAAGAAACAAAGAAAGAACTTGCCAAAGAGGAGCAAATTAACAAAGCCAACTCAAGAATTGAGGAGCTTAATGAGGAGCAAAGAGGGCTATCTCAAGAGCTTGCTTCTCTTGATCGCGTTGAGTTTCAAATTGATTCCTTTTCAAAGGGAAAGATTGAGCTTGTTGAGAATCGTATAAATTCAAAGTTTACCCTTGTTAAATTTAAGATGTTTGAAAAGCAACTCAACGGCGGAGAGGCTCCGGCTTGTGAGTGCATGGTTGAAGGAGTTCCGTTCAATGATTTGAATACAGCAACAAAGATCAACGCCGGGCTTGATATTATCAACGCTCTTCAATATCATTTTGAAATATTCGCTCCGGTGTTTATTGATCAACGTGA